ATGCGGTTCCTTACTCGCCATTGCAACAGCATCTCCAACTTGCACGTCCCTGATGCTCGGCACCTCAGCCATAGATTTGGATTTGCCAGGCGTTAAAAGACCAACTGTTGTTTTTGTTAAATCAGCCCTATCCAGTGCTTCTAATCTACGTTTTTCTCTAGCTAGATCTGATGGTGACGGTGTTTGACCGAAAAGCCCCTTATTTAAACCCTTTGCAATTGTTTTTGCGGCCATTTTTGCAGGCAAACCAACGGCACCTCCAAGGGATAATACTGGCACTAGCCCCCTCATAAAATATTTTTCCAGAAAGCCTTGTTTCTCGCCAGCTTTTTCTAAGGCACGATGTCGATTTGCGTCTGCTAAAGCCGCCGGAAAGGCAGTCCACGGCAACATATCCACGGCACCAACATCAACATCGGTTCTACCAAAACGTGTTTGAGCAAGTGGTAAATTTTGTGTTGCACCTCGTCTCCAGTTCGGCACTCCGGCGGTTAAACTAGGAGATATAGGTCTGCTATCTACACGTGCTTTTGCTTGCTCATAATCTTGTCTAGAAACGCCCTGTTTTGCCAAAATATCGGCAGTTAACAGATTTGGATTTAGCAACATATCCATATTTGTGGGGGCATTCATAAGCCGAGACATATCGGGATTACGGTTTGGTACTGCGCGACCAGTTTGTGTGAGATAATTATCTAGTAGTTTTGGCATTATCGATCTTTAAATCCAGCTTTTATACTTTGAATTATTTCGTTAGGTGTTTCAGATCCATTTAATACAATTTCATCATTCCAGCTCGATCCTTGCCCTTGTTCCATGCGGTGTAATCGCTCTTGCGTTTCTGGCAGATAATGATCAGTCAAGCGCACCTCATAGCTTCCGTCTGGAGACACTATATACCGACTAGAAGCGCGACTACCGTATCCCTTTGATGAATGCCTTAAAGTCCAACCCTCTTTTTTTAATGCCCTTGGAACGGCCTCCATATTTGCGCGTGTTACAGCCCCAGGAGAGGGATTTCTTGCAACTTCTTTTAAAAATGTTTCTGACCAAAGACCCTCACCCAGATTTGTATATGATCTCACCTCGCGTAACCTGTCCAATTCAAACTGGCGCATTCTGGATTTTTTAATAAGCGGATCTTCAAATGCGACCGGGCCTTCGCGCAATGATGGGGGAGCTTGGTAAAGACCAACTGTTGTTGGTGCTTCCACTCCGCGCTGTCTTTGTGTATCCAGAATCTTCTCTTTTAAATTTTTCCACTCTGCCTTTCGTTTTTCCCCCCACTTTGAACGGTCCTTACTGCGACTAAAAAAAACATCTTCAAATTCTTGACGGGTTAGTTGCGGCCCCTTTCTTTGTTGTCTCCGTATCGCACCCAACCCAGAAGGCACAAACGGCAACGCGCCCAACGCTGTCCAACCAAGATTGCCCCATGACGGATTCTGTGCCAGATGACGCAAATCATTGGCTACTCCTATAACATCGCCAGCAACTGGGATTGGCGCGGTTCCTATGGCAAGTGCGTCCATTGGATTTTCTCTCATCCACTGCCCTGTATTTTTCAACAAACTTAAAGTATCAGGGGCACCCTCCCTTCGCGCCAGCAAACTATTTCGTTGCGGATCTAGTAGCAAAGATCGTTGCGGTAAGTATGAAGCATTTCTTGGCGGCATTATCCACCCCTAAGCAATCTGAATCGCTTTCGCTTCTCTTGCAAGTCATCAAGCTGTTTGACTGCCAGCTTGCCGGTGGATAGATGAGTCGCAAAAATGGTCTCAAAGCGATTAACAACGCCAATCATCAATCGTAAATTTTCGCGTCCCTTCACATCGTCAATCGGAGAATTTTCCCACTGCTCATGGCACCACCCCTTGATTGAGGCAATGGCATCAGTGAACAGCTCGTCATTCAGCATCATTTCCGCACGATGTGCGCGGTCACGCTCCTGACGCAACTGGGGCTCTTGATCTTCAACCGCGCTCACGCTTCGGCTTCCATCCTGTTTTTCTCATGGCACCATAGATATACTTGCGCCGCTGGGCACCCTTAATACTTTTTTTGGATGCCTGTTTTGCAAGCTGTCTATGCAGTTTCTTTGGCACCTAGTATTTCATAGACTTTCGACCAGGATTGCCAGCCTTTTTGCCTGTACCATAGCTCATATCGCCACCAGCATTAAGTCTGGATTCTTTGACATTGCTCGTTCCAGATTTCCAGCTTGGATTGCTATTAACTGCTTTAGTGTTACCTGTGTCTGATTTTGCCATCTTTCTCTCCTAATCTGCCGCATTTGCAAGTCTGGCTTGCGCCTCGGCATCTTTGACAGTGGCAACAATTGCCACCTCTTCACGCTTGAGTGATAGTTGTTCCATTTTATACTCATGGTTCAACTTCATTTCTTCCACTTTTAATGCATGCTGTTGTTCTAGCTTGGCCTGCTCAATTTTCATTTCCTGTTCCATCTTAGCTTGTTCCATCTGCATGTCACCTTGGAACTTCGCTTGCTCCAACTGCATTCTACCCTGCGCTTCGATCAATCTTGGATCAGGCGGCGGCTCTTGTTGCTGTTGCTGTTGTGCTTGTTGAGGATCAAGCCAGAATTGATCTGGATCTTTCAGTCCAGCGGCAAGCGTCCACTTGCGTAGAGATGCATGTATTTTATCCACATCGACAATTGGGCCTTGCACACCGCCTTGCAACTCAATTGCCCTTACTTGCATTTCAATCATCCTTTGAGCCAGCATAACTTGCTGTTCCTTTGTCCCATGACCAAGACCGACTGTAATCGTCATGTCCATTTCAGCATTCCATGAACGAGGGTCCATTGGAACCCACTGGTTCCGCAATCTGATTATATCCGGCGCACTTTGATGCGTAATGACTAATTTCAGAATTTTTCTGAATGCCCTTTTAAAGCCAGTTTCTGCAAAGACACGCGCTATTAAAAGCATACGCTGTTGTGCGCGACCAAGGATCTGGTTAATGCCAGTCGCGGTTTTATTCAAAGAATCCGCATCCAAGCCTTGCGAATATCGCGTAATGCCGGTGCGTGTTTCTCTGACCGTATCGCAATACTCAATCAACGGATACGCATATGATCCAAGGGACTGCGTAACTAGGGGCATTACTGCACTGCTTGGATCAAGACCGCCCTCCACACGGATCAGTCCACCCGGTCGGTTGGTCAGCATGTCGTCAAGATTAACACGCTCATTCACCACATAACGGTTTGAGTTCACACCATACATATTGTCCAGCAGTTGCCGCCAGACTGTCGATTTTATAACTTGTATGTCCATCACAAGATCTGCGACAGAGCGACCAGTCCACTTATGCGGCATACGTATTGGCGTCATATCTACAAACGGATGATCATCTACTGGTTCATTTTCAAGGATTTTGTATCCAGAACCAGCGACTGTAACAGCGCGCATCTCAGCAAGATCATCGCCATCAAAATCTACCTTGAGATAACACTCGTATATCCAGATCTCGCGCATTGCCGGATCACGAGGCTCTGCATGCTGGTCCGGCCATTCTTCATCTGCTGAATAACGCGCCACACGCTCCTCGTTGTACATCTGCTCATCATGGCTGGACAAACCATCTATAATTTTTTTCGAGTACCCCATCTCCAAGAGTTCAGTGACCGTTTTCTTAACCTTGTGGCAAGTGAACGCCGCCTCTTCCATTGCGGCAGAGCGGCGAGAAATCAGAAACTCTTCTGGTGGAATACAGACAACACGGCACTTGCCCGTGGTTTCTGTTTTCTTCAGCGTGACATCCCACAGCAAACCGTCCGGCGCAAACTGCTCCAACCCTGGTGTTACATCTACTTCTGTCTGTTCGATAATTTCTATAGTATCATCAGATTCCAGCTCAATCAGCGTTGCCAGATTGACGTTGGAGATTGTTTCGCGTGTACTCTGTTCGCTCTCGTCCCAGTACACCTTGATAATGCCGTTTTTCTGTAGCAGAGCGTCCTTGATCCAGTCATGCGTCACTTCAAAGCCGTTATTTGACTTAAACCAGATATGGTTGATGTACTCGGTCGCCTGCACAGCCGCCGCTTCATCCTCTTCCCCAACTGGCTCAAATCGCACTGCCTCTTCGCCGGATGCAAAGATTTGCACAAAGTCAGGCATAATGGATTCAATCGTGTCTTGCACATCTGTGCTCACAACCTTGCTTCGATCCTCTACCTCATTACCAAACGGCTCTCCGAGGTAGTATTCCATTGCCTTTCGGCGTTGCTCACTAATCTCACCGCCAAGAAAAGTTGCACTGCTTTGGATCTCACCCTTAATAATTGACTGAAGGGTGTTGTCTGTCATTTTTGCCATCAATACACCTCAAAAAATTGGTGGGCACTGCGCCCACCAAGTCTCAGGGAGGTAAAACTCGTCATGCCGCATGCGAAGCGATGAAGTCTTCCGCTTCCTGTTTTTTCATGCGGCCACCATT